GATCTTGATGATGCTCGCCTTGGCGTCGAGCCGGGCCTTCTCGTCACCGGCTTCTCTCAGGATGCGCCGCTGTGCGGCCAGCGCCTGCCGCTTGCGGGCGATCTCGGCGTCGATTTCCCGCTGCTCGATGGCTGTCTTTTGAGCGTAGTATTCACGGATGGAGATCAGGCGGTCGGCCAGCGCCCGGTCGAGGGCTCGAGAGGCTTGCGCCAACCCTTCCTTGAGGATCTTGAGCTCCGCTTCGCTTTGGCTTTCTGCGAGCTTGAGGCGGGCGGCGTTGTCCTCGGCTGAGGGAGTACCCTTCGCCTGCGGCTGGGCAAAGAGCCGCTGGCGTTTCCGCTCGCTGCGGATACGCGCGGCGATCGCCCGTGCGGTCTCACCCACGTAGTCGCGTCCCAGCGATTCCTTGACGGCATCGTCCAAAGCCTTGCCGAAGCCGCGCATCTCCTCCATGCCTCTGCGTAGCGTGGCTTTGAGATGCCGGAACGAAAAGTCGCCCTTGAATATCGCCAATATGTCTCGACCCAGGGCTCGTGCCAGAGCAGCGATGTCGGACAAAGCCCGCTTGAAGCGGCGCACGAGGAAGGCAGCGGTGATCCCTACCACCTTGCCCACGGCATTGAAGGACCCGATGATGCCGTTGACGAACGAGCGTACCGCGCGGCCGATGGCAGCGACGCCGTCGATCACCGTCTCGCGCAGGCCGGTCCAGGTCTCGTCGTTGATGCCCACCAGGGAGATCAAGGCATCGACAAAGGCCCCTATCTTCTCGGTGACAAGATCCCAGGCGGCCGAGACGATCTGCCCAATGGTGGCGGTCTTGCCGCCGAATGCCACCACCTTGTCCCGGGCCGAGAAGGCGGCGGTGGCCAGCAATCCCAGGCCGGTGACGATGATCCCGATGGGTCCGCCGAGCAGCGCCAGCGCGCCACGCAACAGGCCGCCGGCACGGGCCAGCAAGGTGGTGCCCTGCGCCGCCGCGGTGACAGCTCGCCGCGCCTTGATTGCTTCCTGCGCCGCTCGGGCCAAGTCCGCACGCAAGGCTGTGGTCGCCTTGCCTTGGGCGGCAGCCTGCGCGAGTGCCGCCCGGGCCGCGCGCAGCCGGGCGGTCGCCTCCGCCTCGATCAGGCGCAGGTTGTTCAGTCGCGCGGCGGCCTCGGCACGGGAAGCAACCACGCTGGCCGCCATGGAGGCCACCATGCGCCCGAAGGCCGCGACCAGCGCGGTGCCGGCCAGCTGGATCAGCAAGTCGATATGGGCGGCGAGGAACTGGATCGCCCTGGCCAGACCAGCGGTGAATCCGCTCCCCGCGTCCCGCTCGCCGAAGGCGCGCAGGAAGGCGTTTCGGAGCCGGGTGAGCGCCCCGGAGACGGTGTCGGGCAGCGCGGCGTATTCCTGCGCCAGTCGATCTTTCTGCCCAAGCAGCGCATCGAGCACCACCTCGGCGGTCAGCTTGCCCTGCTGGGCCAGCGCCCGCAACGCGCCCAGGGGCACGCCCAGTCCATCGGCAATGGCCTGGGCCAAGCGGGGCGTTTGCTCGATGACCGAGTTGAACTCGTCACCACGCAGCTGTCCGGCGGCCAGCGCCTGGCCGAACTGGAGCAGCGCGCCGCTGGCGGCCTCCGCAGAGGCGCCGGACAGCGCCACCGACTGGCTGATGGCCTCGGTGACCGCCAGGGCATCGCGCTGATCGCGCCCGAGCGCCCGGATGGAAGGCGCGAGCCTGGCGTAAAGCGTGACCGTCTCGGAAAGCGGCGCCCGGTTGCGCTGGGCGATGTCGAACAGCTCGCGGTCGGCCCGGTTGAACGCCTCCTGCGAGGTGACCGCCAGCTGCAACCGGGCCTGCAGGCCCTTGTACTGGTCGGCGGCCTCGGCCAGCTCCCGAAGGCCCAGCCCCACGCCGATGGCGCCGCCGATGTTGCGGAGCGTGTCGCCGACGCGCCCGGCCTGGTCGCGCAGGCGCGTGAGACTCCCCTCGATGGAGCGGAAAGCCCGACGCGTCTCGTCGACGGCGGTGATGAGGATCTGTGCACGGTTGCGTGCCATCAGCGTTCAAGTTCCTTGCGAATGGCCTGGGCAAGCCGGGGCAGCTTGCGCCGTACATGAGATTCCAGATCGAACCGTTTGCGCAGGCGCACCGAGTCGACCAGCACGGCAACGGGGATCTCCTGCCCGCGACGCAGGCGTTTCTGTCCGGTGCGCAGCCGCTCGCCGCGCTTGAAACGCGCCAGCGCCCGGTCGTTCTCGCGGAGGTTCTCCGCCATCAGGATGGCTCTGCCGTTTCGCTCGATGAAAAAGGCGTTGCCCGAGCGCATCAAGCTGTCGATCACGCGCCGGAAGGCCTTGCGGCCGATGCGCTGGTGGCGGGGCAACAGCGGGATCAGCATGCGCCCGCCGATGGCGCCGCCTTTCTCGTGGATGCCGAGCCAGGGGATCCTCGATCCGACGTAGAGGGCCGGAAAGCGCTCCCGCCGGTTCCGATACACCCGGGCGCGCATGGACTTGAGGAAGGCCGCCTTGCGCACGTTGAAGGTGCGGCGCATGTCGCGGCGCACATCCTCTGCCATCTCCCGGCCCACGGTGCGCATGGCCCGGACGGTAGCCTGGCGCATGGCCTGCTCGGTCTGCGAACGCCAGGCATTGAAGCGGCGCCGGTCGAGCAGGCCCTCGGCGGTCAGGCTAATCCTCACGGTGCAGTTCCCGGTGAAGCCGCTCGATGGCAGCCTTGTCGCCCTGGGCGCCGATGCTGACCACCGTGAGCGTTGTTGCCAGCCGCTCGCGCTCGATCCGGGCTTCGGCCTCGAGAAAGGCGTTCATCTGAGCCAGCGTGTAGTTCAGGACGTCGGGGTAGCGGTGGCCGGCGCGGACGAGCCGGTGGATGCACTCGATCCATCCAACCGCCCCCCGATCTTCTCGGACAGGCGAACGACGTTGGGTGCCACCCGGGCCACGAAAAAATCGGCGTTCACCTCGAAGACCGCGGCGGCCAGTTGCAAGGCGTCGTCCAGGTCCAGGTCGTCCACCCACTCGCGCGGGCGGCGGCAGGCCAGGGCCAGGGCGTCGAGCAGCGCCTCGCCGTGCTCGGCCAGCATCGCGAGCCAGTCCGGCTCCCCCGCCAGCTGCTCGGCGAAGGGCCGGATGGCCCGGAGCATGGCCGGGAACTCGCCTACGCGCAGCGGGGTGATTTCGGTTCGGCTGCCGGCGATCTCCACCACGACCGGCTCCGGCGCTAGGATGTTCAAATCTTCCATGACGTACCTCACAGGAGCACGATGCGGCCAAACTGGCCGAGATCACCGGCGGCGGGCTTCAGGGTATCGGCGAGCACCTGCCCGGACAGCTCGAACTTGAGCAGCTCGTCGGTGATCACCGAGAGTTCGTTCGCCGGGTTGATGGCGACCCGGTAGAGGTCGATCACCACCTCGCGGTTGCCGTCGGCGGTGTTGAGCCCTTCGAAGCGTACCCACCGTTCGGGCAGCGGCTGGGTGAACATGGCGGTGCTCTGAGCGGTGCCGTAGGCGTAATCCACCGTGAAGGGCTCGGTGTAGGGACCGCCGGTGGTGGCATCGTTGATCACGATGGAGCCGTGCTTGCTGTTCACCGTGTACTGGGTGGGCGGCAGCGTCTGGGGCGTGGCAGACGAGTCCCGCACCACCACCGAGGAGACGTTCTGCTGCGCCAGCAGATAGAGACTGCCCGGGGTGACCGGGTTGGGCAGCGCCTCGCCGGTGACCGTGCCCGCGGCGACCTGGGTGGTGGTGCCGTAGAGGGCCAGCTCCAGATTGACCGGCACCAGCTCCTCCAGGGTGCAGGAGAACTCGCCCTTTTTGGTCTTGATCAGCTGCAGGTCGGTGAGCCGCTGGCCGCTGGTGGACTCCTGGTGCTCCAGGGTCTCCACCGACAGCGACACCTTCAGTTCGGGCACATTGCCTACGTAGCTCAGCCCCTGCGGGTTGCCGGCGGCGTCACGGGCACCGATGTAGACGCGCCCCTGTCCGGAAAAATAGGCCATGGTCAGTCTCCTTTACGCGAAGGTTGCTTGATGGGCTCGGGGGGTGCCGCCTTGGCGACCTTGAGGTCGATCAGCCACTTGGCCGAGGTCTCGTCGAGGTCAAGGCGCTCCCCGGGCGGATAGCGCTTGCCCGCATGTGTGTGGGGTTTCAACAGTTCGATCTTCATGGGGTTTCATCCTCTCTGGGTGAGGTCATGGGTACGGGTGCGGTAGCGGATCGCGTAGCGGGCGGGGATGGCGGCCACAACGCTATCTGCGTCCTCCACCTCCCATTCGCAGTCGAGCTCGAGCACGGCCAGTGCGAGCCCGTTCAGGCCCGGGTCGTCCATGAGCGCCGCGTGGGCCGCGACCAGCAGCGCGTCGGCCTCGGTCTCCGGCGCTGCCGGCGGTACCGCGCGGGCCAGCGCCACCACCCGGATCACCAGCTCCCGCTCGACCCGGTCGTTGGGCCGGTCGATCACCTCGTCGCTCTCGGGGAAGACGACCACCGCGGGCGCCTGCTCGCGGGTCAGCGCCACGGTGGGCGAGCGGTGCACCTCGGCGGCCAGGGGCGCGAGATTCGCGGCAATACGGCTCACCGCCGCTTGCAGGATCTGCTCGCGGATGGAATTGGGCATGGCGGGTTCAGAGACGGGTCAGCGTGGCCCGGCATTCGGTGCCGTCGCCGAGGGCGTGGACCTCGCGCACCTGGTAGGCGCGGCCAGCGATCTGCACCGTGTCGCCGGGGGCGAGATCCGGCAGGCGCGATGCCGGGTATCGGATGGCGTACTCGGTGGAGAGCGCGAGCCCGTCGAGCACGGGCTCGTCCGGTGCCCGGAACTCGGCCATGACGGCCGCGCTGCCGACGATCACCTCGGTGAGCAGGCCGGCGGCAGTTGCAGCGTCATACAGCGACTCGAGATCGACGGTCACAGCCTTACGCCCCGTCCACCGCACACCGCTCGGTGGCAAATTGGAAATCCGCGATGCGGCGGGCGACGGCGTTCGCGGACGTGCGCATCCCCGCTACGCGGGGCCCCTGCTTACTGCTCACGCCGTTACCTTCACCAGCACGCCGGGCCGGTGGCACATGGGCAACGGATTGCTCTGGGTGTGCAGATCGGTGCCCCGGTCGAACTTGCGCGGCTCCTGCTTGGCATACAGCGGCCGGCCGAGGGTGTTGGCAGTCTCGTTGAAGTCTGCCGGCGCGAAATAGGTGGCGAAGGTGTCCACCGTGCCGAGCGGGAAACAGTGTCCTTCACCCGCGGCGATGAAGCGGCGGGTATTGCCGTCGGCGTCCACCGCCTGGCCGCGGTACTCCTCGAAGGTGATGCCGGCGAAGGTGAAGCCCGCGCGCATGTCGGAGCGCAATGCCGCGCCGTCTTGCCAGCGCTCGTAGGCCTTCTCCACCTTGGGATGCGAGGTGAGCGCGTCGAAGAACTCCTCGGAGACCAGGCAATGGATGCCGGTCATGCGCTCGCCCTTGAGGTTGTCCTCGAGATGGCGCTTGATGGCGAGGCACTTCTTCTTGACGTCGGTGTTGGCGTTGCCAAGGTTGAAGTTGACCACCTTCGGGGTGATGCCGAACTCCTGGTACAGGTCGTAGAGCGTGGAGCCGTCGGCGTCCAGGATCACGCCCTTGAGCGCCCCCATGCGCAGATGCTCGAGGGTGATGGCGTGCTTGTTGCGCATGGTCTGCAGGTGCTCGGCCATCACCTGGGCGAGGGTCTGCACCTCGGATTCGGAGCCGAAGGCGCGCACGCCCTGGACCTCCTCGGGCAGCACCACGTCGTCGTGGGGGATGTGCGGGATGGTGAAGGTGCGAAGGGCCCGCTTGCCGCGCTTGCCCACGGTGCCCGGGGCGCCGACCGGGAGGGTCGGCAGCAGGGTCAGCACGCCGTTCTTCTCCTCCACCGCGATGGAGCGGAAGCGCACCGGCTTCTCGGGCATCAGGCCCATCTGCTCCAGCCGGCCGTAGTTGTTGGGCAGCAGGTTGATGGCGGCGGTCAGCGCCGTCATCGAGAAGGCCGGCGACTCAAACGGATTGTTCATGGCCATGGTCAGACTCCTTTGCGAACGAGGATGCCGATGGCCTTCAGCTCCGCGATGGCGGCGGCCTTCTCGGCGTTGGTGATCCCGGCCGGCCACACGAGGGCGTGATCGGCGACGATGGCGTGGCGGGCGAGCAGAATGCCGTCGTCACGGTCGCCGGCGGTGGCGTCCACCGGCTCCAGCAACACGCCAGCGGCAGTCTGGCTGCCGTCGGTGGCCGCGGGGTCCAGGGCTTTCACCTTGCCGGTGGCGGGGACAATGCCCACCACCGCGCCCAGGGCGAGGTTCTGGCCCGCCAGGACGGTGACCTGGTCGCGGGAATAGAGATTGGGGGCCTCGTACTTGAGCAGGTCCCCGAGGTTCATGCCTTCGGTGATCACGGGCATCTCACACCTCCTTGGCCGCGCGCTTGCGGGCGGCCTGCACGACCGGGTTGTCTTCGAGACTCGCGGCAGGGCTCAGCCGCTGCGGGTCGATGTGACTGGCGATCTCGGGAGCCTGAGCGCGGTACTCGAGCAGTGCCTCGCGCACCGCCTCCTGGCTCAAGCCCTGCGCGAGAAAGCCCGCCGTCTTTTCCGGGCAACCGGCGAGCAGGCAGAGATCGGCGATGGCCCGGGCCTCGTTTCGAGCGGCCTCTACCGCCGCGGCGATCCGCGTTTCTTCCGGTTCAGTCGAATCCGCTGCCACAGGCTCGCAAGCAGCGGGATCAGGGTCATGGTGCTCCATGGTCGGTGCCTCCTGGGGTTGGGGTAAGTTGGTGTGAATCGGGGGATCGAGTTCCGCGCGCATGGCCGCGACGGCGTCACGCAGGGTGCCGATCCGGTCGGCGAGCCCCGCGGCCACCGCGTCACCGCCGAAGTAGAGCCGCGCTTCGGTTTCGCGCACCGCCTCGACAGTGAGCCCCCGGTGCTGGGCCACCGACTCGGTGAAGATGCCGTAGAGGCGATCCACCTCGGCCTGCAGCGCGGCGCGGGCGTCATCCGAGAGCGGCGCATGGGGGCTGAAGTCGTTCTTGTGGCTTCCGGCGTAGATGGCAGTGAAGCGGTAGCCGTCCTGCTCGTCCTTTCGCGACTGGTCGGCGTGCATGGCGATGACGCCGATGGAGCCGACGCCGCCGGTGCGGGTGACGAAGACTTCGTCCGCCGCGGCTGCCAGGGCATAGGCGGCGGAGAAGGCCTGGTCGTTGGCCACGGCCCAGACGGGCTTGTCATGCGTAGCGGCGCGAATGCGCTCGGCCAGTTCGAACACCCCGCCGGCCTCGCCGCCCGGGCTGTCGATGTCCAGCACGATGCCGGTCACCGCCGGATCCGCTACCGCTCGACCAATTTGATCCCCGATCTCCTGGTAGCTGGTGAGCCCCGAAGCCGCCTCCAGCCCCAGTGCGCGGCGCACCAGGGTCCCGTGGATCGGGATCACGGCGATGTCGCTCTGTCGGGAGACGGACGGCATTCGCGGCGCTGGTACGGGCGCGGCGCTCTTGGCTTCCGGCCAGCCGACGCGCGGGCCCAGCACGGCGAGGATTGCGTCCAGCTTGGCGCGATGAATCAGCAGCGGCGTGTTGAACAGCCGCGCGGCAATGTGAGGCAACGGGTTCACGGGTTGTTGGGTCCTTGCGAGGGATTGCGAGCAGCGGCGCCCTGGGAATGCCTGGGATCGGAGTCGAACACCAGTCCCATCTCGTCGGCGCGCTGGTTGTCCGCGGCGATCTCGCGATCCACGTCCTCGGCATCGTAGCCGAAGGCGGAAATCGCCTCGGAACGGCTCATGAGCCCGGCGCGGATGGCGGTGAGCAGCGCCTTGAACTCCTTCTCGGGATCCACCCACTGCC